CGTGAACAGGAATTGCGCTATCCGACTGCTACGCGTGATGAGAATGTTGGAGGAGGCAAGGCACAATACAAGTATCCGGAAACAACGCTCAACACGATTATCACGATTGATGATGATCGGCGCATTAATGCTTTGAAACATCAGCGGGAAGTGATTGACGATTGTCTAGATGATGTGGGACATGATACGGAGGTTATTGTTACTGAATTGTATTTCAAGAAACATCAGCGATACACGATTGATGGACTAATTACAAACCACTTAATCAACGTTAGTCATACTAAGGCGTTTAAATTAAGAAATGAGTTTATTATGGAATGTGCTAAGGGATTGGGATTATATGAAATCGCGTATTAATTGCGTATTTTCGACCCCTATAATCGTGCTAAATTGGTAGTATGCCAAATGTGATTGACGTGCATGAAGTAATCCTCCAAATTACAGACTGGTAATCGCTGTGGGCTAATTGGCAAGCCACAATGGGATGCAGGTTCGAGTCCTACCGGCGATATAGCTATACATCACTGGCTCTCGCTTATTGGCGGGAGTTTTTTGATACATAAATTTAGGAGTGACGTCATGGCAGTAAACGTGAAAGGAGAATATAAAATGAACTTACTAGATGCAGTAAACGAATTACTAGAGCTTAACAAGCAAGGCACATCAGCCCATATAGAAGGAACCATGTCAGGCGCTCAAATTAGGCTAAATAAAGATTACCCAGACTCAGCACCATTAGAACTGTGGGGCACTAAAGTAAATGACCCAACCATGTGGGAATATTTAGGCATGTGGAATCCAGGCATAAATGACTGGCAATCACAAAGCTGGCAGGTTAAATACTAATAACACAGATGGTGAGTTCACATGGTAAAGATGATTAACACAAAGTATGGCTACGTCACGCCACAAGAAGCGGAGATGGACGCCCACTTAGATAAATGGATGAAGCGTCATGCTAAACAGCATGGCGCTTTTAGTTTGGATAAAAATAAGGAGGTGCAACATGCTATGACGTTGATGAAGCATTGCAATTGGGGTGGCTGCAATAAGGTAGTGTCAAAGAGCCAATCGTTCTGTGACAAACACGAAGCGATGAACGAACAGCGTAAAGCTGATTACAAAGCTAGTTTAAACCATCAAAGCCAAACAGATACGGGCAAGCAAGTACGCAGAGACCATCAGGCTTATTATAATCATGTTAGACGTGACCCAGAAGCTAACACGTTCTATCACACTAAGCAATGGCAAACTGTCAGAGATTACGTTTATAGCCGTGATATGGCGACGTGCCAAGTGTGTGGTAATGCAGTAACTGACCGGAAGATTGTTGATCACATTCATCCGTTGAAAGTTAGCAATGAGGAACGACTTAGCCAAGATAACTTATGGACACTGTGTTATCGCTGCCACAATATCAAAACTAACCTTGAAATGAAGATTGCTGCCAAAGATAACGGGAATGCGATTTTAAAACATGCAAAACGAGAATGGTGGCAGAAAATTATTAGCGAGCGGTTCAAATAGCCCCCCCACCGCTGTTTAGGAAAGGAGCAATCACAACATGGTGGCGTTCTTTTTACGCGAGCAATTTTCAAAACTTTTTTTGAGGTGCCTTAACTAGCCGCTAAACGGCAACGTTAGGGCATTTTATATACATAAATTTATAAAAAACTGGTAGCTATGTGCACCCTAACTAGGATATGGAGGTGATTTAGTTGAAAATTAAAGATTTGCCTGATTCACCGCCAAAATATATGGAAGGTATCTCGCGATATATGTGGCGCAGGATAGTGCCGATGCTAAAGGATAACTCGTTTGCTAACGAGATGGATAAAACGCTGGTTGAGGCGCTATGTGATAACTATTTTGTATTGCGAAGTAGTGCCAAGAGCATTAGCGAACATGGTGCCCAGTTTGAAGTGTTTGACTATTCCACCGATAGCAAAGGCAAAGTAATTCATAAAGAATTGAAGGCTATCAAGAAAAATCCTGCGGTCGACAGCCTAGATAAGGCAACAAAGAATATTCGGGCGATAAGTTCAGAGCTTGGGTTGACCCCACAGAGTCGTGCTGAGCTATTAAAGCTTGGTGACCCTGATGATGATGACGAAGATAGCCCGTTTGGAGGTGATGATGATGGCGAGTTCTAAAGTGCAGCAGTTTGATTTTAGCCAACGAGGAGTGGAGGTTGATTCTGTATTTCGAAAATTAGATAACGAAGGCTATTTTGACGAAATCTGGAAGGCTTACCGTGACCCGGCTACTGCCTATGCTTATCTGGTACTTAGTGGTAAACAAATGGCAGGGCGAAAAATGAAATTGGCCCTATTTCGTCATCTGAATGACTTGAAACGGAGCTTCTATGACGATGCTTTCAATTATGAATATGATTTGAAGCAATGTCACCATATTCTTGACTATGCCAAGGTTTGCCCGGATGTAGAATCTGGTAAGCCCATGCCGTTAATGGTTTGGCAGCAAGCTATTTTGTGCTTGCTGCAGGGGTGGCGGAACGAGAGTGGTGAGAAACGCTTTACTTATGCGCTAATTTCAGTGGCTCGGACCAATGGGAAGACATATCTAATGAATATTCTGCTAACTTATGGCTATTTAATTGAAGCTGGCAATCGTAAAAATTTGGATTTTGCTTATTCTGGAACAACCGAACAAATTAGTAAGAAAGGGTTCCGGTACTTAGGCAGTACAATTGATTATCTTGCTGAAAGCCAATCGTATTTCAAGAAGCGAATTAAGGCTAAAGAAATCAACGCTTCAGCTGATTTGATACAAAGCTTTAAGTCACGTAATCAGATTCTAAGATTGACAGCCAATTCCGGTAAATGGGATAGCTATCACTGTAATACGGCTGTATTGGATGAATATGGTGACGCAGCTTATGACGATGATGTTCTAAGCAAGTTATCGTCTGGGCAAATTCATCAAACTAATAAGCAGCTGATTGCTATTTCAACGGCATATGAAAATAGTAATGTGCCAATGTTTCATGATTATCAGCGATTAACGCGAGTTATTGAAAAAGATAATGAGCGCAAGTCTGAAACTAGTCTATTCCTTTGCTGGGAGCAAGACTCAATCGATGAAACAGATCGCCCGGATACATGGGAGAAGTCAAATCCGTTGCTCGGACTAGCTGAGATGCACGAGCGGTTGCTAAAAGGCTTACTTGATGAAAAAGACAAACGAGAAAGCACTGGTAATGTCGCTTGGTTTCAAAACCGTAACTTGAATATGTGGCTGGCGGTATCTAAAGACAAATACTTACAGCTTGATGATATTCAGAAGTCAGTTGTGCCCAATGATTCATTCACGATTGATGGCCGTGATGTTTACGTTGGGTTAGACCTGTCACGGCTTGATGATGATTCATCGTTGGCTTTCATTTTCCCACATTTCAAAAAAGAACGTCAAATGATGTTTGTTTACCAACACTCATTTGTGCCAACTGCGCATTCACAGCAGAACGTCGTGTTAAAGTCTAAACACGATGGTATTAATTATAGTGACGTGGAAGCCAAAGGCTATGCGGATGTGGCGCGGAATGCGGACGGCCTGATTGATGAGCAGATTATTGGCGATTGGTTCTTAGATTTTATTGAGGAACATCGTTTGAACGTCAAAGCCTTTGTGTACGACGTTCATTTAGCTAGTCCCATGGTGGAATGGATGGATAAAAACCACCCAGAGATACCATTTATCACGCTAAGACAAGGAACGTTATCGCTAGATGCACCAACTAGACTATTGCAGAAACAATTTATTCGTGGCCTAATTACTATGTATGATGACCCGATTCTAAAATACAGTCTGACTAACGCGGTGCTTACCAGTAATAATTATGGTGTGAAGGTCGATAAAGCGGTACATTCAGCTAAAATTGACTGTGTTGACGCCATTATTGATGCCATTAGTGAAGCTCAATATTGGTATACCAGTCCGGACAGACGTGAGGCTGAAGACAGCGCTAAACACCCATTTGCAAATATGAAACCGGATGAAGTTAACGATTATTTCAAAGATGAATTCAGTTTCTAGATGAGGTTAAAATATGAAATTAGATAAATTAGTGTTACTTGTACCATTTATTTTTATTTGCCTTGGCTTCTTATCAATTGTGATAGGAGCCTTTTTGTTTAATCTTATTTTGGGATGGGTTGTGCTCGGAATCGCACTAGTGTTAGTTGCGATAATTTTGGGTGACAGTCCAAAATAGAAATGAGGTGAATTGTTATTAGTATTTATAAACCATTTGAGATGTTCGAGAAACGCTCACAGTTTCTAGGCAGTAAAGGCTATGTTCCTAGTTTCAGCGTTAGCAATGGCAAAGTTATTCCACACAATTTTGTTGATGCACGTCGAGCACTCCAAAATGTCGACATTTTTGCAATGATTAATTTAATTTCAAGTGATATTGCAAGTTGCGCATTTCAGAATACCGGTAAATATGACCATTTACTGAAACAGCCAAGTAAATTGATTAATGGATATTCCTTTTGGCAGTCTAGCCTGATTCAAGCCTTACTAACTGGTAATAGTTATTTGCTGATTCATGGTGAATTAGGCTCTACGCAATGGTTAGAACAGATCCCAACGTCACAAGTAAATGTCAATTTAGCAGATGGTCTTGAAAATATTAGTTATGAAATTAATTTTACCGATGATCGTGGTACCGTAGTGGCAGATAATTTTGAAATGATTCATATCAGATTGATGCCGACAGGTGAAATTGTTGGCGGGCAAGAATTCATGGGAATTTCGCCTTTAGATAGTCTCATCTACCCGGTCGAGGTTAGTGAAAATGCTAATCGGTTGACATTGTCCACACTTATAAATGGCATTAATCCAAGTACCATTATTAATGTCCCAGATGCCAAACTTGATAAAGAGTCAAAAAAATCTATCAGAGATAGCTTTGATGAACAAAATACCGGCGAAAATGCCGGTAAAACCATCGTGATGGATCAGTCGGCACAGCTTAGTACGATTCAAATTAATGCGGATGTTGCTAAATTTTTGAACAACTTAGACTGGTCTGCTGATCGGGTTGCTGAAGCGTTTGGTGTTCCTAGTTCATATTTGAACCGCACAAAAGCAGATGCACAAAGCAATAGTCAGCAAATTATGTCGTTTTACGCCAGTTCATTGAACCGGTATATTAATCCGATGATTTCGGAATTGGCATTTAAGTTAAATCTACCTGATTTGAAATTGAATGTTCGTGACAGTACGGACGTAGATGGTAGTCAAATCATTGATATGATTTCAAAGCTCAATACGGGAGCAAATCCTGTGTTCAATGCTGATGAAGTTAAGACATTGCTTGCCGAGAAGGGGGTGATAAGTAATGGAATTATCGGCAACCAAGATTCATAAGGATGAAAATG